ATTAATTTAGGACATGCAAGTGATACAACAATTGCAAGATCAAGTGCAGGTGTTGCCACTATCGAAGGTGTAGAAATTACTACAAACACTGCTACACAAACACTTACAAATAAAACTCTTACTACTCCAACTATAACAACTCCTGTTGTTAATGCGGGTATGGATCTAAAAAATGGTGCTACAAGTGCTGGATTTGTTAAGTTCTTTGAGGATAGTGATAATGGAACAAATGCAGTAACTCTTATTGGTCCTGCAAGTACAGCAGATGTGACATTGACACTGCCTGCGGCTACTGATACTCTTATAGGTAAGGCGACAACAGATACACTTACAAATAAAACATTTGATGCAAACGGCACTGGTAACAGTCTTAGTAATGTAGAAGTTGCAGACTTTGCGGCAAGTGCTATTGTAACTGAATCAGAAGGTCTAGCAAGTAGCGATAATGATACTTCGCTTCCTACTACTGCCGCAGTCAAAGATTATGTGGACACACAAATAACTGCAGAAGATTTAGACATAGCAGGTGACTCAGGAACAGGTTCAGTTGATTTAGATTCGCAGTCCCTAACTATTGCTGGTGGAACAGGTTTAACTTCCGTAGCAGGTAGCCAAACTGTAACACTAAACATTGACTCTACTGTAGCAACTCTTACAGGATCACAAACACTTACGAATAAAACAATTACTGCACCTACTATAAGTGCGCCAGTAATTAGTGCAACAAGCACAACTGTAGGTGGTAAAATTAAACTACTAGAAGGCACAGACAACGGAACAAATGGTGTAACCCTTGTCGGAGCCGCAAGCACTGCAGACGTTGATATTACATTCCCTGCAACTGCTGGTACAGTGGCACTTGTTGCCAGTTCATTACAACTATCAGGCGGTACAATGGCTGGTGCCATTGCAATGGGTACAAATAAAATTACTGGTATGGGAGATCCTACTGCTAATCAGGATGCGGCAACTAAAGCATATGTTGATAGCACAGTATCAAGTGGTAGCACACTTATTACACAAGGAAATAGTAATGTTACAGTAGCAGATTCTGGCACAGGAAATGTTACTATTGAAGTAGATGGTACAGATCGTATTACTACCGTAGCCGCTACTACAACTACAGCAACAGGACACAGTATAGTACTTGGTGCCGCAAGCAATAGTGCTGGTGGTAGTATTAAGTTTCTTGAAGGTACAGACAATGGAACAAATGGTGTTACATTACAAGGTCCAGCAAGTACAGCAGATGTTACAGTTACATTGCCTGCAAGTGCAGATACACTGGTAGGTAAAGCAACTACGGATACTCTAACAAATAAAACTATAAATGGTCCTGATAATACATTAACGAACATTGCAAATAGTTCACTAGCAAATAGTTCTATTACAGTAGCAAGACAGGGCGGTGCAAGTAGTGCAGTTGCACTTGGTGGAACTATTACATTCAACAATGTAGCAAACGAAACTACAGTCGCACAAAGTTCAGGTACTATTACTATTGGACTTGCAGACGCAGTCACTATACCTAATCTTACTGTATCACAAGATGCAACCATTACAGGTAACTTAACAGTCAATGGAACGACTACTACACTAGCAACAACTAATAGTGAAGTCAAAGATAGTCTAATTGAACTTAATAATGGTGCAAGCAGTAATAGTAATGACTTAGGATTGATATTCGAACGTGGTAGTACTGGCAATAATGCAGCATTTATCTGGGACGAAAGTGAGGACAAATTTACATTAGGAACCACTACTGCAACAGGTGAAAGCACAGGCAACTTAACTATTTCAACTGGTACATTGGTAGCGGCGTTAGAAGGTAATGCAACAACAGCAACAACCCTAGCAACTGCAAGAAATATTGCAGGACAAAGTTTTGATGGCAGTGGTGATATTACTATTGCTAGTACAGACCTATCAAACACATCTAACATAACGTTAAATAACGCTTCACAAACTCTTACAAATAAAACTCTTACTACTCCAACTATAACAACTCCAATAATTAATGCAGGAGCCCAGTTAAAGAATGGAGCAACTAGCGCAGGCTTCCTTGAGTTCTTTGAAGATAGCGATAACGGAACCAATAAAGTTACCCTTATTGGCCCTGCTTCAACTGCTGATGTTACTGTTACATTACCAGCAAGTGCAGGCACAGTAGCACTTACAAGTGATATACCAGGTAGTAGTGATAGTCCACAGTTTACAGCAATAGAACTTGGACATGCAAGTGATACTACTATTGCAAGATCAAGTGCAGGTGTAGTAACAATTGAAGGTGTTGAAGTTACTACTAACACTGCAACGCAAACTTTAAGTAATAAGACACTAGCAGCACCAAACCACACAGGCACAAGTACATTTGGAGGTGCAAGTGGTGTAAGTATAAGTCAAGGTGCAATATCAATTAAAAACGGTGGCACTGCAAGTTATGTTGATTTCTACTGTGAAAGTAGTAATGCACACTATACAAGACTACAAAGTTCTGCACATGATGATTATTCTGGCAACGTTACGCTTACTTTGCCTCCTGCAACTGATACTCTAATTGGTAAGGCTACTACAGACACTCTTACAAATAAAACTCTTACTAATCCAACAATCAATGCATTTACTGGTACAGGTAATGGATCTATTACAGGAAACTTGACTGTTAGTGCAAATGTTGACGCAGATAATGTTACTACAGATGGACTTAAAATTGTTGACAACAACATTCAATCCACTAGAAGTAATGATGATATAAATCTTATTCCTAGTGGCACAGGTAAAGTTAACATTGCAGGATTACTATTTCCAACTACAGATGGTAGTGACGGACATGTTCTTAAGACAGATGGCGCAGGTAATTTAAGTTTTGCGGCAGAAAGTGCTGCTACTGCAGGACATACAATTCAAAATGCAGGCAGTAATCTTACACAAAGAGCAGGACTAAACTTTGATGGCACACACATCATTGCTACAGACGACAGTGGTAATGGACAAACTGATATTACAATTAGTACAACACTACAAACTATTGCAGGAAAAACATTCCCAAGTGGTGCTATTGTTGGCAGTAGTGATAGTCAAACACTAACAAACAAAATTTTAACAACACCTACTATTACTACACCAGTTGTCAATGCAGGTCTACAATTAAAGAATGGAGCAACAAGTGCAGGATTTATAGAGTTCTTTGAGGACTCAGATAACGGAACTAACAAGTTAACTCTTATTGGTCCAGCAAGTACTGCAGACGCTACGCTAACACTACCTAGTGCAACAGATACTATGGTAGCAAGAGCAACGACTGATACACTCACCAACAAAACTATTAACAGTAATGCAAATACACTGCACATTGACCTAGATGACTTGGGTACATTTACAGGCACACTAGCAGAGTTCAATGCAGGATTACAAGGTGATAGTTTTGTAAGTTTAACAGGTTCAGAAACACTCACAAACAAAACACTTACTAGTCCAACAGTTAACACCCCAGCACTTACCTCACCAACAGTTGCTACTAATATTGACCTTCTAGCAAGAGCAGAACTACGTTTTAAAGATGCCGATAGTAGTCATTATGTTGGCTTTGAAGCACCGGCTACTATTAGTACAAATTTAATATGGGTGTTACCTGCAACAGATGGTTCAAACACACAGGTACTTACAACTGATGGTAGTGGAAATTTAAGTTGGACAGACGGCGGTGGAGGCGGTGGTGCCAGTACACTGGGCGGTCTAAACGATGTTACAGTTTCCAGTGCAGAAACAAACGATTTGATAGTTTATACTGGCAGTGGTTTTGAAAACAAAATGAAGCATGAAATTGCTCCAACTGTAAACTTCACAAAAGCAGATGGCACTGAGCAGTTGATTACACTCGAAAATGCTTATGACCTTACAACAATAGCAGGTTATATGAATGACAGAGTATCACAAAAATACAAGATGCCATTTACAGATAGTTCAGGTTCTAGTGTATCAACTCTTATTGTTACCCTAGATGATATTACAGGTAACGCTGCTACTGCAACACTTGCAACCCTTGCAACTAACGCTGTAACACTGCAAACAGCAAGAACAATTGGTGGTGTAAGTTTTGATGGCAGTGCAAATATTGATTTACCTGGTGTAAACACTGCAGGTAATCAGAATACAAGTGGAACTGCAGCCGTAGCAACAACATTTACAGTAGCAGATGAAGGAACTGATACAACATGCTTCCCAACTTTTGTTACAGCAGCAACAGGAAACTTGGGTGCAAAAACAGACAGTGTGTTTACATATAACAGTTCAAACGGAACACTGGGTGCAACTACATTTAGTGGTGTAGCAACAAGCGCACAATATGCTGACTTGGCTGAAATGTATGCCAGCGATGATGATATTGAAGAAGGCACTGTGGTTATGTTTGCAGGTGAAGGCAAAGTGGTAGCATGTGATAGAAATAATTGTAGAAGGGTAGCAGGTATTGTTTCAACTAATCCTGCGCACTTAATGAATAGTACACAAGACGGTGTAGCACTAGCACTTGCAGGGCGTGTGCCTTGTAAAGTAATTGGTCCAGTACAAGCAGGTGATCTAATGGTTAGTGCAGGCAACGGCAGAGCAATGGCAAACAATGATGCACTTACTGGTACAATAATTGGTAAAGCAATTGAAGATCACACCGAAGGTGAAGGTGTAATTGAAGTCTTGGCTATGATGATGTAGATAGATAAATACACAAAGGATAGGATAAAAGTAAATGGCAGCGAAAACCCCACTAAAAGCAACCTTTGACGGTAGTAGTAATGTAACGGGACTAGCAGAATTTCAATCAGCAGACTTTGTTGCAGTCGCTGATGGTGGTACTGGTGTTGCGACTATTACTGACGGCGGTGTTGTAGTTGGTGCTGGCACAGCGGCAGTAACAAGTAATAAAGCTGCTCCTAGTGGAGACTTTGTTGGTACTTCTGATAGCCAAACATTAACAAATAAAACATTAACTACACCTACCCTTACAACTCCAGTAGCAAATGCTGGTATTCAACTTAAAAATGGAAGTACTAGCGCAGGTTTCCTAGAATTTTTTGAGGACAGCGATAACGGTACTAACAAAGTAACGCTTATTGGTCCGGCTAGTACAGCAGATGTAACACTTACACTTCCTTCTGCAACAGACACGCTTGTTGGTAAAGCAACAACTGACACTCTTACAAATAAAACACTTACAACACCTACAATTACAACTCCAGTTGTTAACGCAGGTATGGATCTTAAAAACGGCGCAACCAGTGCTGGTTTTCTTAAGTTCTTTGAGGACAGTGACAACGGCACAAACGCTGTAACACTTATTGGCCCAGCAAGCACTGCTGACGTCACACTTACACTTCCAGCCGCAACTGATACTCTAGTTGGTAAAGCAACAACAGATACATTAACTAATAAGACGCTTACTACACCAGCAATGACAAGTCCAACTGTATCAACAAATATTGATCTACTTGCTAGAGCAGAAATACGCTTTAAGGATGCTGACAGTAGCCATTACGTAGGTTTTAAAGCACCAGCAACCGTAAGCAGTAACCTTATATGGACACTGCCTGATGCAGATGGTAGTGGTGGACAAGTTCTTAAAACTGACGGTTCTGGCGCACTAGGATGGGTTGCAGCCGGTGGTGGTAGTGGAGCAAGTTTTCCAAACAGTACAGTGCAAAGTGTTCCGGGTTCATCAGGCAACTATGATTTAAAGAAAAATGCTGCACAGAATACTGCAGAGACACCATTTGAAGCAGGCGGTACTGATGCATTTGGTGTTAACTTGGGTACAGTGTTTAGTCTAATGGATCCGATTGGTAGTGTAAACACACATGGTAGTGACGGTCTAGATCTAGGCGATGGCGAAACACATGTTGGTGCATAATAAATAAACAGGTATATAGGAGCAAGAAATGCCTACAGTATTACAGTTTCGTAGAGGAACAACATCACAAAACAACAGTTTTACCGGTGCAGATGGTGAACTAAGTATTGACTCAACAGTCGATAGTTTACGTATTCATGACGGTTCAACAGCAGGCGGATTTGAAGTAAACGCTAAACAAGCAAAATACGCTGATATTGCAGAACGTTATCGTGCTGATGGCGAGTATGACACTGGCACAGTTTTAATGTTTGGAGGTGATGAAGAAGTTACAATCTGTGGCATAGCAAATTGCACAAAAATTGCTGGCGTAGTTTCCAGTGTTGAACAAGCATATGCAGTAATGAACAGTCCTAAAGGTGAAAGAGACAATCCTGCTTTTCCACCACTTGCTCTATTAGGTCGTGTTCCCTGTAAAGTTATTGGTGCAGTTGAAAAAGGTGACTTGATGGTATCAAGTGGCACACCTGGACATGCGCAAGCATTTACTGGACAGATTAATCCAATGGTTGGAAGCGTTATTGGTAAAGCGGTGGAAGCAAAAACTGATACAGGTCCTGGAACTATTGAAGTGGTAGTAGGCAGACTCTAATCGCACATTAGATCTTCTATTGTTTTAATCTTAGCAATTATCTCTTCTATCTTAAAAGTAGTGAATACACCAGGATGCAAAGGTTTAGGCCAACTATCCAGTTTGCTCCAAGCATATCCTTTGTGTTCATTGTTAAGTTTGGGTAGAAACTCCTCCTCAACCACACAAACATACGTGCTATAACTAAAATTATTTTTACTATTTGTAAATTTTTCTACAGGAAGTGTCTTTAGTACAAGTGGCATGAAGCCTATTTCTTCTACTATTTCACGTTGAAGTGCAGTGTATTCTGTTTCGTTAGGTTCAACTTTACCGCCAACAAATGCCCACATGCTATCATACTTTGCACCATTGCGTAGTACAAAAAGATAACGTGCAGTTGTTTTACTTAAGAACAGTGCGCCTACACTGCTATTAAATGACGATACTCCAGTCGCCTGCTCGATATTCGCCTTCATAGGATTTTACCCACTCTGTGCCTGTATACTTGTATTGTAGACCTGTATGGCTATTAGTCATATAGTGTATGCCCTCTTCAGCACTACTGTCAAACATTATTTCCCACTTATTTCCAGTATATTCAATAATGTCATTTGCATCTGCAATTAGATCGCCCCAAGCGTCTGGTCCATCAGTATTTTCACTACTTCCTATTGCATTTAGGATAAGATAGCGTTGTCCAGTTGCGGCGGCATCTAGTCCTGATTCGGGTGCTGAACGTAAAGGATTGATAATTTTGTTTACTGCACTAATGTCATTTGTTGGTATTGTATCTTCATTGACAGTCCATAACAGTTTATATGGATCACTAGGATGGAAAGCAATTGTGCCAGAAATCTCCGCACTGCCGCCTGTCTCCAAACGTATTTGACTTAAACCACTTTGCAGTTCGCCATATTGATTTATAAGTGCTGCCCAACTTGTGTCATCTGTGCCTACCTTTTCAGGTGGATCATTTAGGGGAGAGTAATCTACTTTATTGGTTGTTGTCTCACTGCGATCAAGTATCTGTATTGTATTGCCAAGTACTACTATTCCAAAGTTCATAGGAGTAAACTTCATGCGTTCTCCCATTAGTATTTGACCATCAATTACACCTTCAGCAATGCCTCCATTGTCGTCATATATGCTTGCAACAATCTTGTTAATAACACCCAGTTTCTTAACTTTTGCAGGCGCAGTAAGGTAAATTGGCACAGTAAATTGTAGGGTAGCAATATCTATTGTATCATCAACACCCACAGGCACACTACGATTACTAAAGTTTACTTGTTCCAATTGTATATAACTTAGACTTGTCCAGTCCAAATAGTTGTCTGTGCTTTGTATTTCTAATGCTGGATTGAATAGCACTAGAATCTGTTCCATCAATTGTAACTTCTGATTTGTATTGCTAGTCCATATATCAGTAGCCATTTCTAGAGTATATGGGACAGGCATCATACGTTCAATTGTAAATGCATTGCCCTGTTGTGTGTTATATTCACCTGTGTTAACATCAAATTTGCGCATGCGAATATGTTTTTTATCAACAAAGGTAGGGTCCTGTCTACGTTCTGGATTGTAAGTTAAACCAGTAATGTAGCAACTAATCATTGGTGTAGGAATAATTTTATTTTCACTGTTCTCACGAATGATACTGCTTACCATTCTTGTGCTATCGCCATACTTAACAGGTACAGTTTGCAGTGTAGTATTACCAGCACGATCTTTACCGTATTCAACTTGAAAGTTACTGAATGCACGAATATACTGCAGTAGAA